ATCGAGGTACCAGCTGTTTCGACACCAACGGTAGGAGGATAACCTAGATCATGGAAAAAGCGTTGATTTTAGAGGAAGTTAAATTATTTAAAGGAATTTCTGATAAAGATACAACGCAGGATAAGTTGATTGAACTAGCAATCAATGAAAGTGTTGACCGTGTTCTGGCTAAGCTCAATGAATTTAGCGAAGACGAGTTAACAGAAGTTCCAAATCGTTTAACTTTCATCATTCGTGACGTGGCTATTAAACGCTACAATCGTTTGAATTCAGAGGGTGCTAATGCTGATAGCGAAGAAGGTCGTTCGTTTAACTGGGATAAGTATTTAGATGAATACGAAACTACATTAAAAAGTGCTGCGGTTGGTCGAAATTATCAAGCGAAAGGAATTACAAGATTTATATGATATATAACAAACGTGTTATTTTAATCGTTGAAACGACTGAAGCTGATTTTTTGGGTGACAAAGTCGTTAAAAAACAATCCGAACCAATTCCTTGTCAGGAAGATAATTTGACTAACGCAGAACAAATGGGTATTTTCGGAAAATACAATCTTGATAGTTTTAAATTGCATTTGCAAGGACGTTATGAGGGCTTTTCTGAGGTTATTTACAACGGTAAACAGCGTGCCATACAAGGTAAAAAATACCATAAAAATTCAACGGTGATTTACTTATGAGTGTTAAATTCAAAGTTAAAGGTGTTGATAGAATGGTTAGATTAATTGCTAATAAAGGCAAAAAGGCGCGTATAGCTACAAATCGTGAGTTAGATCTATCTAGTAAACGAATTGAACGAATGGCTAAAACAAAAGCACCAGTTGATACTGGGGCGCTTAAGAATACAATCTTTTCTGCAAAGGCAGGTAATCTAACTTACAAAGTCACTGCACCACAGCATTATGCCATATACGTGGAAAAAGGAACTCGTAAAATGAGGGCGCAACCATTCTTACAACCAGCACTGGATACTGAACGTCCTAAACTAATCAGTAATTTACGTAAAATTTATAGCAAATAGAGGTGATATATGACAACTTATTCACCATCAACTTTATTTTTAAAAGAACTACACGATAGATTGGAAGTGTTAGCTATTCCAATCTATTTTAAATTGCCCAATTCTGACGTTTTAGAGCCTTTTATTGTGATTGGGTCTAATTCATCAGATACTTCACGAACAGCGCAAACTGGGGCTGTTATTGAGGATATCACGGTGAATATTGACATCTTCCTAGACGGTTCAAGTAGAACTGATGCAGAAGAAATTAAATCTAAGGCTTTAAGAGCGTTAGGGCGTAGAAACGCAACAGCTAACATTATTCCAGATAACAGCATAGGGCGTGAAGTATATCACGTCTCTGTCGTTGTGTCTGACACTATTTATTAAAAAAGGAGAAAAGTTACATGACAGAACAAATCAAAGTAACGACTGCTAAGCCATTGTCTGGTAAAAAGGTTTTTTACTTCATTCAGTCTATTCATGCTAAAATTGGCAGCAATGCAATCTTACCAGCTTATCGCACTGATGGTACTTTAACACTTGGTGCTGAATATTCGGACGAACAAACACAACAAGGGCTTTTACTTGATAAAACAAGTACCAGCCACGAAATCGAGTTGACGACTAAATTTGTACCAAAAGACCCTTCAATTGAAATTATCGAGCAAGCGAACGACACAGGAGAATCAGTTAAGATTTGGCGTGTTCTTGTTGATGAAACATTGAAAACGCAAGATGGTGAACCTGCAAAAGATGTTTATCCTGCGAAATTTGGCTATGCTAAAATCGGTGATATTGAATACAGCGAAGGTATTGAAGATATTATCGAAGCTAACTACACAGCAAGCATTGTTGGCAAGCTAAAAAATGGTAAATTCCCATTGACTGCCGAAGAAATTGCTTTGCTTGATGAGGTCTATGACTATCAAAACCCAGGCGAAACAACTGGTGATTACGATAACATCAAGAAAACAGACAATTAATATATCGAGGTTGGATATTACATCCAGCCTTTATTTTTTAGTTAGGAGACAACTCACCTTATGGAATTTAAAGTTAAAAATAAAATCATTGAAATCAAGTTCGATTACCGCACAATGTTTAAAGTTGACAAACAACTTGCCACTAAAAATAAAGACACTGGTGCAAGTAACAACGATGGTGTCGGTACATTGTTTAACAACATTCTAAATCGTAATGATGAGGGACTTGTTGATTTAATTCTTTTGTCAGCTAACAAAGCGTTTAGTAAAGCTATTTCAGAAGATGACGCTATCACAGCGATTGAAACCTGGCTAGTGGATAATGACGCTGATGACACGGAAAGCTTGTTTGAAGAAATTCAACAAGAAATGGTTGACTCTGGTTTTTTCAAGAACAAGATTTTGAAATATATCGAAAACTTGGAAACAGCAGTAGAATACATGAAAGCGCAAGAGGACAGCGAAGCGCTTCAAGTCGAAATTACCGAAAAACTTATTGGCAAGATGAAAAGTGCATTATCTTAACTGAGTGTGCACGTCTTGGTTTAACAGACTTAGAAACAATCTACTCTTGCAACAAATGGGAACTTGACGCAATTTTAGAAGGGCTTCATTACAGACAGATTGATTTTCGCGAAAATCTGTCAGAGCTTGCTATGGAAATGCGCTACACTATGAATGCTAAACGTGCTAGTGCAAATAAACTTAGCAAGAAAAAAGACAGAAATAAAGTTAAACAAGCCTTTCATGCAAATAACAATAAGCAAACGACTAATAGTAGTCTTGCTGAACGTCTGCAAAAAGTCAATGACCATTTCATGAACAGATAACACAGAAAGGGGGAGTTATATGGCAGAATTTGATGGCTCAATTTATGCCTATGTCGGTGCTGATATTGCTGATTATCAAGCGGCAATGAATAAGATTACAACTGCAACACAGCGTGCTTTTGAGAAAGCACAGGATGCAGCTGTGAATAATTCTAATCGTTTAGTTCAACGTGTTGGTCAAATTATGGCACAGTTGGCAAATAATGGCGAATCACTTGGTAAACGTTTAGGAACAGCATTTAGCACAGGCTTAAATCTGTCTATTGGCGAAATTCAGCGTATAGCTTCATCAATTGGCGAAAAGATTCCTCAGCCCATAAAAAATGGGTTTAATACAGCTCTAACAGCTATACAGAGTGGTGTCAACTCAATAGCTAATAAAATCCCTCAGCCTATTCAAAACGCTTTTACAAAAGCAACTAGCTCAGTTTCTAGCTTTGCTACATCGGCGTCTAGCAAGGTTAGTTCAGCATTTAGCACGATTAGTTCAAAAGTAAGCAGTGCTTCAAATACAATCAGTAATTCTTTTGTTGGGAAAGTAGGAAGTAGTCTCACTAGCTTAAGTAGTAAAGCTGCAAGTGTTGCGACTAAAATGGCTAGTTCGCTTGGTTCTGGCTTTTCAAATTTGTCTAATAAGGCCACTACTGCACTAAATGGTATTAGTTCAAAAATGGGAGAGCTGGGAAATAGTATTACTAAAACTACTTTGACAGTTACAGCTCTTGGTGCAGCCTTTGCAGTTTTCCAAGGGTTTAAGGCCGCGGTTGTTGGTTCAGTTTCAAAAGCAGCAGAGTTCGAAGAAAAAATGAGCAACATCAAGGCTCTTACTGGTGCTAGTTCTGAAACAATGAAGCAATTCAATGCTGCTGCTCAAAAAGCTGGTGCGGATACTGCATTTTCAGCCAGTGAAGCAGCAGACGCTATCGCTGAGTTGAGTAAAGCAGGGGTTGATACAGCCTCTATTTTAAATGGTGGTTTGACTGGTGCTCTTAACTTAGCCACTGCTGGTGAACTTAGTTTGACGGAAGCAGCGGAAGTGGCTTCAACAGCGCTTAACGCCTTTAAATCTGATAATTTAAGTGTTACCGATGCAGCTAACCAGTTAGCGGGTGCAGCGAATGCTTCAGCAACAGATGTCCACGAATTGAAATACGGACTTTCTGCCGTTGCGGCGGTTGCCTCTGGTGTTGGTATGTCGTTTAATGATACGACTAACGCTCTTGCTGTATTTGCTCAAAACGGTCTTAAAGGTTCTGATGCAGGTACATCTCTTAAAACAATGCTTTTGAATTTGTCGCCACAAACTGATAAAGCGGCAGCTCAAATGCAACAATTGGGTATTATTACAGCTGATGGTGCCAATCAATTTTATACTGCGGAAGGTAAGCTTAAGTCATTTAGTGAAATCTCACAAATCTTACAAGATAGCTTGAAAGGTTTGACTGCTGAGCAACAACAGAACGCTCTTAAGACAATGTTTGGTACTGATGCCATTCGCGCTGCTAACATTGCTATGAAAGAGGG